AGGAACTGGATCAACAGCAACAGGTGCTGGAGGAAGTACAGTTACTGGAACTAAAGTTGTTGATGGAAGAACTGTTGTAACTAGTACGTCAGGTACGGGTACCCCATTTGGTCAGGCGGGATCAACAGGATCAACTGTTACAGTAAAATCTGGTAATACGTTAAGCGGAATTGCAGCAAAGGCAGGAGTAAAACTTGCAGATGTAATAAAAGCCAACCCACAAATTTCAAATCCAAATTTAATTAGACCAGGCCAAGTAATTAAGATACCAGGAAAAATGTATGGTGGTTCAATTTCAAAATACATGGCATTTGGCGGTAGGGCGATGGGATCCGATACCGTACCAACGATGCTAACTCCTGGAGAGTTTGTTATGAATAAAGCAGCATCGCAAGCATATGGACCACTACTTGAAAGAATAAATGAATCCAAATATCCTGGAATGCTTGGCGAAGGCGGTAAAACCCAAGTTCCAGTAAATAACATTTCAACATCTGTAAGCGATAACTCAACGGCAGTGTATAATTATAATTTAGGATTCAGTATTAATGGCTCTAATGGAAATGCTAAAGATATTGCCAATGCGGTAATGAGAGAAATTAAAAATGTTGATTCACAAAGAATTAGAGGACAGAGGCGATAATGGCTACTAGTGCTTATTTAACGGGTAGACGCAGGTATACCAGACCACAGGGTATCTTATGGTCAAACAACGCTGGAACCCTCTCTAATGGCCTATACGTGCCTACTGGTGTAGAGGTAGGGGCCTCCACAACAGAAACAGATCCAAACCTCTTAGACCAGTTTATTATTTTATCTGATCATAATAGAGGGGATATGCAATTTAATACCCAAAGAATTGAACAACGTCAAAGAACAATTAATGGTCGTATGCGTTCATATCATATTGCAGATAAACTAACTATGTCTGTATCTTGGAACATGCTGCCCTCAAGAGGGTATTCAGGATTGCCTAACTTTAACTCAACAACAGGAGTATCACCAAGTGAAGGATCTACAACAGAGTACACAGCAGATGGTGGTGCAGGTGGGGTAGAACTTCTTGATTGGTATGAGACACATCAAGGTCCATTTTTTATGTACCTTGCTTATGATAAATATACAAACCTAGAAGGACAAAATTATGAGTACTCTGGTTTGAACAGATATAATCAAATTATTGAAGTTTATTTTGCAGATTTTAATTATTCAGTCGTAAAACGTGGGGCAACAAATCACGATCTTTGGAACATATCGGCAACACTGGAAGAAGTTTAAATGTTTGAAAGTGCCGACCTAAAAAACCACTTTGAGACATCTGCAACAATACAGACAGAGTCATTGGTTCTGGCTGAGTGGAACATGAATATGCCAGATAATATATTTAAACTTGGCAATTACAGATATAGATCTCAAGAACAAAATTCTCAATTCTTAACACTACCCAATACATTTGATAGCGCAGATGCTGGACTATTTTATACTGGAGCAACAGATGCAGATGTTGTTGTTGATGGAGGGTTTGAAAATGATGGAACACCACAAACTTTTAAATCTATAAAAGAAAAAAATAAACTTTTATACTCATTAGAAGATTGCATAAAGCCATTTAGACCTAGATCTGGTATTAATAAAGCAGTTGCTTTTAAGGGTAAGTTCTTGTCAAACTCTGGCAGCGATCTTGCTAGAAGGCCAAGATATTACATGGCATCACGCTATGACCAATTTAAATATTTTACGTCTTTTAGAACTGAAAATGGTATTGAAAGAGGTATTGCTAAAACTATAGTTAATGGTAATTACTATATAGATGATACTGCCCCATTTGTAGTTTATAAAGAAAATGTACCAGCAAACAGGATCATTGTAAAAATGCAGACTAATGTTGGAGATATAAATCTAGGAGACTTTACTGATATTTCTAGAACTTTTGCTGATCCTTTTTTTGGTAACGCAAACAAAACAACCCCAACAAGATGGAAAGTTCAATATCTTGAAGAAAATAATTGGGTAGATGCTTATGTATTTAATGAAAATGATGTGCGTGAAGATGGATCTCCAGTTATTACTCATGACGGGTATGTTGAATTACAGTATAGATTGAAAAATATTCCAGATAATTTTAAGGACAGTTTTGTTTTTGCAGAAACTTTTTCTTCATCTACGCTACTACCAAACGAATCAATAAACGGATATGCGTATTTAGTTATTTCAAATGCAGGAAGTGTTGGAACTTATTATGTTTGGAACAGCACCACTGACACATATGACACATTTACTCCTGTTTATGGTTGGGTATTAGGAAGTGAGAAAATTGACAATAAGACAACATTTGTTACAGACTTAACAAATCCATCATCATTTCAAGAAACAACAAATGGGCAAACCATTTATAGAGAGTTTCAAAATATTCGTGGACTAAGAATCGTAGTAGAAAAAATGAATAAATTTGATTCTACTTTTGATTTAATTGAAATGTCTCCAAGATTAGTTGCTAATATATCTGATAAAACAATACAGTATAGTGTTAAAAAAATTCTTTCTGATCTTGGCACATCTGCTTTGCCAGTAGGACAATTACTTGCTTCAACTGGAAGCATATCTTTATTTGATGATGACCAAGCCTTTAATAGCAATAACACAACTAGCATAGTTAGTGATTATGTTGATAAAAATATTAAATTTAATTTTTATGAAAAAATATTAAATGTAAGTGGATTTGACTATTGGGTTCCAATTAAAACACTTTATTCTGATGGATTTCCACAAGCAACCGTTACTGCTGGTACATTAGAAATATCTTTAAGAGACTTTTATTTCTTTTTAGAATCTATGCCTGCACCTAGAATGTTGGTAACAGAGGTATCGCTTAGTTATGCAATTAGTTTAATTCTTGATTATATCGGGTTTAGCAATTATGCATTTTATAGAACAACAAACGAACCAGACCCAATCATTCCATATTTTTTTATTGCTCCAGATCAAACGGTAGCAGAAGTGTTAAATCAACTTGCAGTGTCTACACAAACAGCAATGTTTTTTGATGAATACAACAACTTTATTGTAATGAGCAAAAACTATATGCTTCCAGATATAGGTGATAGAACTTCCAGTATGACTCTATCTGGATCTAATAATCAATCTGTTAGCGGTATTATTGAAAACTTATCTTCTGGAACGCTTCCAAATATTATTTCAATTGCATCTGAAGATAAAAAAGTTTATAATAACGGAAAGATTAATTATACAACTAGGTATATTCAAAGATCATACGGGTCTATTCGTCAAGCAAGTATGATTGATATAGATAAAACTTGGATTTATAAACCAGCACTTTTATGGGAAGTATCTGGAACAGATTCAACCAAAACAATTAATGAGGTTGCGTCTAAACAGGGTAAGTATGTTTTAGGAGCAATGCCATTAAATTCTGACCTTACTATATCTCCACCAAGTGTTGTTAATCGTAAAATAGTAAACAATGTTTTTGATCTTGGAGAAAACGTTTATTGGCTTACAAGATATCAAGGATACTTTTATTCTAATGGAGAAGTTATTAGATATGATGCTGCACAGTTTAACGTTACCCTTGCAATTTGGTATCCAATATTATCAGACGGCATAAATTTAGATGAATCTAAACCAGAAATTGTTTTACCTGGGAGATTAGCACCAACAAGCGTTATTGATAATTTAGACAAAAGAGTTGCAAATGGAGAAATTACAGAAGCACAAAAGGGTGAACAAATCCAGGCATGGAGAGTTTCTCACAGACAGGGCAGTAGTAATGTATGGATTACAAATAATCAAGAGTATCAAAACTTTTTTAGATCTTTACCCTTTAATGGAAAAATATACCCGACTGGCTTAGTAAGAATTTATACAGTTCCATTTTACGAAGACGTTGATGGTGTTACTCGTTTACAAAATGGCGCAGTTTATGAGCATGGACGTGCTCAATTTGGAACAGTAATAACAAGTCATACTGCTGGAATAGACACCTATTGGTCAAATAATGCCTATGTTAGAGGCTGCGACATGGAAACTCAATATTTGTTTACAACTAATTTGCTTGAAGATATTTCTTTGCCAGCAACTGCAATTGGGGCAGCAGGAGTTAATAACTCTAAAGCACAACAGACATCAAGAGGCGGAACAATTAAAAACTTTATGTCTTCAAGTTATACAACAGAGACTCCAGTTAACTCAACTATATCTCCTAAAACTGGAACAATTCAGTCATCAGCGCTAGTAATGAATGGTCCAACTTTTGAAACAACTGAGACTCCAATTGATTTAGTTTCTTATGTTTACAAGGAATTAGATAATTCTTATAAACATTTTGGAACAAGAATGCGTATTATTGGAAAGATTGAAAATAATGAACGTCGTAGTCAAACGCCAAATGGAAGCACAACTTATTACCAGGTTGCTGGAGTTCAACCAGATCAAAACGTAAGTATTGGTGGTGGCTCAGGAGGTCTTGCAGTATTGCTTAATCCGACTACTAACAATGGATATTATTTTGAAATTGCTGCATTAACAGAAGATAATATAGAGTCGTATTTAAAATTAGATAAAAATAATAAATCACAAATTTCTATTAACAATGTTGTTTTTTATAAAATTAAAAAGGATGCGTCTAACAACAATGCAATTCCTGTAAAACTTTACGGTGGTCTAGCAAAAATTACAGTTGACGACGGCAGGTTTACGGGGCAGTACAGAATGGCTGGTGAAGAAAATCCAACGGTATATGATTTAGCCGTAGAGTATCAAGACATAGGAAAAATAAGAAGGTTCTATCTATATATTAACAACCAGTTGATTAAAGTTGTAGACGATCCAGACCCACTCCCAATATACAATAATATGGCCCCATTTGTTCGTGGTTCATCTAGAGTTATGTTTGAAAACATTTATGCTTTGTCACAAAACTATTCTCAAAATAGCGTTTTTACAGTTGGAGAAACTTTATCTTCTGCTTTTGGAGATAATGAAATAAGTGCTAGCGAATCTTTAAGAAAATATGCAATGAGCGGTATGGTTCAATCAACGTACTTATCTGGGATTAGTGCCCAGCAACCACCTAAGTACAATTTATATTTTGATGAATTTGGCTCAATAATGAGAGAATGTGCTTATTTTGATGTTAAATATGATCGTGCATATCCAGCACTTTACGCTAAACTATCACCAACATTTAATAATATTAAAGGCTATGTCTCATCTGGTTTTTATGCAGACTCTTATGGTGCTGAGTTTTTAATATTTAATGCTACAGATACAGCACTAAATCTTGATGAAACAAGCGGTAACTACCTAAGAATTCAAGGTGTTACATTTACACAAGACACTACACATGAGTTAACAGTTGACGAATACTTTAAAAAACGTAGCAATTTTTCTAACCCACTATTAACTGGACCTTCTCAAATTGTTTCTCCGCAAGTTGAAAAACAAAGGTTTGATGAAATTAAAAGAAGCAGAATGATTTATGGAAACAACGAGTTTACCTTGGACACTCCATATATACAGACCCAAGATGATGCAGAAAATTTAATGGGCTGGATGATAGACAAACTTATGGTTCCTAAAAAATCAATTGGTTTAAAAATATTTGCAACTCCAACAATTCAACTTGGAGATATAGTAACAATTAATTATAAAGATTCTAATAACTTAGATTTAGTTACTTCAACTAACTCTAGATTTATAGTTTATAATATTGAGTATGCAAGAAAAATAAATGGTCCAGATATGACTATTTATTTGGCGGAGGTGTAATGTGAGATATTCTGGACCCATAATTGACGGTGGAGGCTCTACTTCAAATAAAAGAGAGGATAGAACTCCTCCTAAAAAAGTTACCGTTACAACAAAAAAGGAGCCAGAATTTACTGGTCCCTCAAAGTACAGCCCCTGGGAACCTGGCGTTACTCCTCCTGTAAAAATTAAAACCCCCATAACTACTCCTTATAAACCATCAACATCAAACGGATTATTTGTTGGTCCAATTCCATTGGGAACTGTCCGTACAGAAACTGGATATGAAACTCCAAAACCTTATACTCCAGGAGATTTTAGAAAAGCAGAAGAAAAGTCTAACGAGCCATTTTATCAATCACAGCAACAAGAATCTATACTAGATTTTGGTGCAGGGTCATTTAGCCTTAAGGTAAGTGCAACGCCACCAACCCCAACCTTGCCAGCAACAGTCTTACCTCCACCACCACCAGTTAAAACTGCAACCCTGGATATTATATTATTTGATGAAGAATCTGTTCCCACAGACGGAATGTTTGATCAAATATTTGAAAATATTGGTGGTCAAGAATTAATTAGCATAACAAGGTCTGATATTGTTAATGGGCAAAAAATATCGTATCAGCCAATTAAAAACCTTTCAGCCATTCAACAAAGGTATAATCCAAGTAATATTCTTAGCCTACAACAAACCGCAGACAAATTTTTTGCTGGATTTTCAATTAAACTAGAAGACAAGACTCCACAAATTGGCAATGGGCCTAACGGAGAGAACGTATACCTTAACGCAACAGGAGACCTAATTATTGAGTTTATCAACATAAATGCTGATGAACAAATAGAAACACAGATTAGCGTAAGTGGTACAATATATGAAGCAGATCTTGGAGACTATACCTCATGATAACCAATACTGGTAAATCTATTATTGCAAAGTATTTACTTGGGCAGGCCCCTGCCTATGCCTCTTATATTGCTATTGGTTGTGGCGCTACCCCACTAGATACCGCCGATGAAATTGGCGATTATTCAACAAAAACAAATTTAGACTTTGAAATGTTTCGTGTTCCAATATCCTCTAGAGGTTTTGTCAATGAAGACGGTGTAGATAAAATTGTTTTAACAGCAGAATTACCAACAGAAGAAAGATATGAAATATCTGAAATTGGAATATATTCTGCAGGTTCCAACCCATCTGCTGGAGCATATGATAGCAAGACAGTATTTGCGTTTACACAAACAGAAAACTGGCAATATGTAACAACAGCAGCAGCAGTGGCAATTGACACAGAATCTGCTGCGCTAGATGCTCCAATCTATGACAATGTTATTGCTGTAACAGATCCAGTATTTCAAACAAGCGCAGACAATCCAATATTTTTTAAATCACCAAGAGTTGCAAGATATGAAAGACCAAGATTTTTAAATAATGTAATTATGATAAAAGGCAATGAGGCTGATCTTGATATTGAATCTGATAGTGGTCCAACACAAGATACTTTTGCAATTGGTGCGGGATCAAATTATATTAGATTAAGTGGTACAACAGTTGATTTTACAAAAAACTCTCCGACAGATGAACTAAGATTAGCATTCTCAATTATAAACAGAGATGGAACATATGGAGCGGGAACTCAACCAGAAAGAGCAAGAGTTTTAGTTTCATTTGAAAATACAAATGGAACAGAGTTTGCAAGACTTGAAGCAGAGGTTGCTGATGACAGCAGTGGTGGACAATATGATTTTGCTACAGAAAGATATTTTGTTGTAAAAAAACAACTTCAACAACTATACAGAACGTCTGGCTTTGATTGGAACGCTGTTTCTGTAGTTAAAGTATACGCATGCGTTATTGATGGAGTCAATCCGTCTGGTAATTATTATGTAGCCTTAGATGCTTTAAAACTAGAAAATGTTGCTACAGTAAATCCGCTCTACGGACTAACAGGATATTCAGTAATTCAAACTGCAGGCGCAGCAACAGTAGTTAAAAGTCCTAATACTAGCAACTATGTTGAATTTAGATTTTCAGTAGATCTTTCTAGCGGAAACAATTCATAATGGCTGACGCAGGAATTAAAAGAGTTATAATTAAAAAATCATCTTTACCAGCAGTAGATAATAACAAAGTTGGATACGTTTTTAGATATAGAGTTGTTTCTGAAGATAAAAACAGAACATCTCAATGGTCTCCAATAAATCTTGTGCTAGACAACTCAATTACTAGTGTTGCTGGAACTGTGCAGGCTTCATCCTCAGTTATTAGTGCAGTATGGGGAGATGAATTAAATAGACCAAAGTATGATGTTTTTGTTGGATTTGATGGGGCTACGGCAACCTATCATGGCACAACCCCAATACACTCATATCAATTTATTAAAACTGGAACCACAAATGTGCGTGTAATTATTCAAGTTGAATCGTCTGAAAAAATACTAAATGCCAATTTGCAAATATACAACTCTGGCTTAGTTTCTTTGGTATAATAAAATAGGAGGAATAAATGGCAAAAGTACCACTACCAGAAAGAGGGCAACCTCTTGATGTTACATATTTATATCAATTGATTGAGGCTGTAAACGACCTCTCTACAAATGTTGCCTCTAAGCAAACAAGTAAGACAATTATTGACACAGCAAGTGCGGGTAAGGCAGAGGTGCAAACTTCTAATACAAGAATAGTAGGCGGTTTGGTTGAAGTTGCAAATAACTCCACAGTTTCGGCGGGAAACGAAAGAACATTCACCTATGACTTTAAAGACTTTAAATATCCACCAATAGTATCAGCAACTCCAGTAAACACTGGACAAACACCAGCAGGACAAAACGTAAACATTGTTTTAAAGAGCGTTACAGAAACAAGAGTAGAGGGTGTTGTAAGGTTTGGCGCATCTGGAGATTTATCTCTGTCAGTACACTTAGTTATTGTTGGTATCCCAAATTAAAGATAATATTAATGATTCATTGTAAAAAATGCAAAGGTAGAACTTTTGTTGATAGACAGTATAGCAGTGCTCAGCACATAGAGACATCCTGTATGGTATGTGGTATGAGAAAGTTTTTTCATCCACCAACAGAAAGTGAAGAAGGAAGATGGTTACTAGCAAAGGAATTATCCAGAGCGAAATCTACAATAACGAAACTGTAATAAAAGGAAATAAAAAAATATGGTTTCTCAATGGAGATTTAGTAAGACTACATCACAGTTCAAGATCTACGGGAATGGTTTCTGTTTATAATATTACTAAAGATAGAATTGAAACTTGCTTAAGATCTGACTTTAGAAAAAATAGAGAACGTGCATATACTGTAACTGAGACTGCTAAATTAATTAATCGTCATAGAAAATATATGCCTAAATTAATGAAGACTGGAGTGATACCAAAACCAGTTGGAGCAAGGATAAACGGACAAAGAGGTTGGCAAATTAGGTCCTATTATTCAGAAAGCATGGTGAGGGACATACGTGCTATACTGGCTACTATACATATAGGACAACCAAGAAAAGATGGACTTATAACAAATAATATGACTCCTACAAGCCAAGAGTTGACACGGCGAATGGGGGACGGTATACTTACATATACAAAAACAGAAGATGGAAGATTTATTCCTGTTTGGGCAGAAAACATTTAATAATAGAAACGGTGGGGTAATGGAAAACGAAAATACAAAAGTATCAGTAGCACTTGGATATACACTTAATTTGGGTAACTTTCAGTCATTAAGGTTTGATTTTAACGTTACAGATAATGCACGAAATGGTGAAACAGTAGAACAGGCTTTTAGTCGTGTATATAAGTTTGTAGAAGATAAGTTAACGGAAAAAGTCAAAGAAGCCGAAACAGAGGCTGACAGTAGCAACTAATGGCTGAACGCAAAGACCGTATGGCTTTGCTAAGTAGATACAATAAGTTGCATCTACAAAGATATGAAGCCAAGAGCAACATGAATCTTAATGTTGAGCAATGGGCTGCAGATGCTCTTGTTGAGTCCTATGGAATTTCTCAGTGCTATGATTTATTAGATTATTATTTTAAAATAGCAGAAAATCCTACTTGGAATTATTTTGCATACAATGCAGAAAAAATTCTTAATGGTAAACTAGAAGTAGAACAAGACATTAAAGAACGAGAAGAGCGAAGAAAATTAGCAAGGAGGTGGATTAGTGAATAATACAGAAGCAAAGTTAATAACTGCAGTATTAAACGATAAACAAGTCCACGTATTACTTCAAGCAAATGTTGACAACCTTTTAAGAACTCATAACGATGTCTGGGATTTTATTAGACTATACTCAGAAAATAATCAATCAGTTCCACCAGTATCACTAGTTGTAGAAAAATTTAGAGACTTTGTACCAGTAGAAGGTGTTGGTGCAACAAAGCATCACCTTGAAGAATTACAAACCGAATATTTAAATGATAGTCTTAAAGACATCTTACGCAATGCAGCATCTGAAGTTCAAGGCGGTAATGGATCAAAGGCTCTTGAGCATATTATTACAAAAACATCAGAACTAAAAAAGAACACTGCTGCAATAAGAGATATTGAAGTTACAGACCTTGATTCTGCAGTTGCTTATTTTGAAAATGTAAAGAAAATGCAAGATCTAGGACAGGTTGGAATTAAAACTGGGCTACCAGGGTTTGATAATTATTTACCTTCTGGAATCATGCCAGGACAACTGGGAGTCTTTCTTGCATATCCAGGTATTGGAAAGTCTTGGTTGGCTCTGTACTTCGCTGTACAGGCCTGGAAACAGGGTCGTAGTCCACTCGTCATAAGTCTTGAAATGTCTGAAACAGAAGTTCGTAACCGTGTATTTGCAATTATGGGTGAGGGCTTGTGGTCGCATCGTAAACTTAGCAATGGCGAAGTAGAAATTGAAATGCTTAAAAAGTGGCATGCAGATAAATTACAAGGCAAGCCAGAGTTTCACATTATCTCTAATGATAACGGTGGAGATTTAACTCCTTCAGTTATACGTGGAAAGATTGACCAGTACAAGCCAGACTTTGTTGTTGTTGATTATTTGCAATTAATGTCACCAAATCAAAAAGCCGATAGCGAAACGGTACGTATGAAGAATCTTTCACGAGAACTTAAACTAATGTCTATTAGTGAAGAAGTTCCCATTATTGCTATTTCATCTGCTACACCAGATGATGTTAAAGATTTATCAACTCCGCCAACTTTAGGACAAACTGCTTGGTCAAGACAAATTGCTTACGATGCTGACTGGGTAATGGCTTTAGGTCGTGCCACGAATAGTGATATTATTGAATGTGTATTTAGAAAAAATAGAAATGGTTTTATGGGGGACTTTTTAGTTCAAGTAGATTTTGATAGAGGATATTATCGTTACAAGGATTATGAGGATAAAAATGGTTAAAGATTCTTATACTGCAGAACAGGTTAATCGTGTGCTAACTGGTGCGGGCATTGATATTGAGGCTGAGTATGGAACAGACTATATTATCTTTTGTCCGTATCATAACAACAACAGAACCCCTGCTGGAGAAGTATCAAAAGAGCATGGATTGTTTTTTTGCTTTGGATGTCAAACCACAAAAACTCTTGTTGAGTTTGTAATGTATATATCTAACAGAACCTACTTTGAGGCAATAAGATATATTAAAAGTAAAGAGCAAGAAAGTAGCATTGAAACATCAGTCAACAAAGCCTTAATAGATAAGCCAGAGTTTGTTCAGTATGACGAACTATTAATTAAAAGATTAAATAATAATGCATTAGAGTCTCCAAGAGCAATTCGGTATTATGAAGGTAGAAAAATAACTAAAGACTCAATAATAAAATTTAATCTTGGTTATTCAGAAAAACAAGATTCCGTAACAATTCCAGTACATTCTCCAGACGGCATTTGTATTGGATTTGTTGCTAGAACAGTTGAAGGCAAAGAATTTAAAAATACACCTGGTCTACCAAAAGGTAAGACATTGTTTAATTTACACAGAATAAAGACTTCAAGTATTGTCTATGTAGTAGAGTCTTCATTTGATGCAATTAGACTAGATCAAGTAGGATTCCCTGCGGTTGCTACGCTAGGGGCTAATGTTTCTGCAGCACAAATAAAACTATTAGAAAAGTATTTTAATAGTATTGTTTTAATTGCAGATAACGATGATGCAGGAATAATAATGAGAGATAAGTTAATTCAAAGACTTGGACCTGTTGTTACTTCTGTGTACGTAGATAAAAAATATAAAGATATAGGTGACATGGATGATGATGCAATTAAAAAGTTGGAGTTCCAGTTTGACAATTCCATCACTAGTATGTTAAAATAGAAAGAGTGATTATGAAAAACAAAACAAAAAAGAAGCGCATGGAATGGATCGTTGCTTTAAAAACAATGGGTCATAAAAAGTATTGGACAAAAGCCAATACTGTTGAGTTTTTTGCATTTGTTGCAAAGGGCGCAATTATTATTCCAGGGCTTTTATTTGATATTAGCATATGGTGGTTTTATATCTTTGCTTTAATATCAAGTTTGGGTTTAATATGGTCATCAACAGTAAAAACTATACCAACTCTAATATGGTTTAATATATTATGGAGCATTCTTGCTATTATATTTATTTTAAAACATTTTGGACTAGTACTATAAAAAATAAAAACAAGGAGAAAAATAATATGACTATTGTAAAGGGACTAAAGAACATTAATGCCCTAGTTGACAAGCCAAAGTATGATGAAAACTCTCCAAAGGTAAGATGGTTAAAACTTGCCGATGGACAATCCGCAAAAATTAGATTCGTTGAAGAACTTGACGAAGACTCTGCAAATTATAACGCAGAACGTGGTTTAGCACTTGTTGTTAAAGAACACACAAATCCAAAAGACTACAAGCGCAAGGCTGTAGATACCATGGAATCAGAAGGCCGTGACTGGGCTGAAGAAATGCATCGCAAGGATCCAAAGGCTGGCTGGAGAGCACGTCTTCGTTTTTATTGCAACGTACTTGTAGATGATGGAATTGAAGAGCCATATGTGGCTATTTGGTCAATGGGCGTAAGCAAGCAATCTGCATTTAATACTATTCGTGAATACGCACTGGAAACGGGCAGTATTTCAAATCTTACATGGAAAGTGAAGCGTAATGGTCAGGGAACTGAAACAAGTTACACACTTATTCCATCTGCACCAGACAAAGAGCCTTTTGACTGGACAACACAAAAGCCATATGCTCTTGAGTTAGCATTAAAGAAAATTCCTTATGCTGAACAAGAAGCATTCTATTTGGGGTTTGACACTCCATCCGTAACTTCATCAACCAACACAGATTGGTAATATGAATTACGTAGGCTTACATGTTCATACTCACTACTCCCTATTTGACGGCATAGCAACTCCACAAGAGTATGTAGACCGTGCTAGCAAGTTGGGTATGAACGCTCTT